AACATTTCCTTGCCATGCTCACCCACGATGACTGACTGCCCTCCCTTGACTGTGCCACCTGCAGCAGCAAACTTTGTCGGCTCGCTAAAAGTGAAACCCTGTGTGTTTAGTGACTGTAATCCGAGCGATGATCTGTCTATAGAAACCGAGCCTGGTGATGCTGGTGCAATGCCTGGAAAGATGGCCGTTATCGCTTTAAGCAACTGCATCTTGATAATCATCTGTATCAGTCCTGCAATAACCGACTTCGCAAAGTCCTTGAACGATGCTTTTCCGGTCATCAGCGCATTGGTCAAACCCACGCTAATATCATCAATGAACTTAGTCGTAAACTTCGCCGCTTGCCGTTCCAGATTATCAAACCCCTGAGTGAGTTTGCCGAGTTCGTTACCAAACTCACCGAAATTAAAATCCGGCAACAGACTCCACCCGTCATCACTCTTACTGGCATCCTTTACTTTATCGAGGGCATCCTTAGTTCCCTCAAGCGCAGTAATTTGGGTATTCAGAGATGTGATGTTTAGTAAAACATCTGTCTCCATTTTATCCAGGCCATCGGTGACTGTGCCGAGCGAAATACCAACCTTGTCCAAACCCTTACTGAGAAAATCATTCTGTACAACGAAATCAACAATGGACCTGATTACTGCAATCACACCCAGATTGAATTTCTCGATCAGAATCAGAACCTCTAGGAACATGACTTTAAGTGCTGTCATTGGAGATGAAACCAGCAACGTCATGGCATCATTCAAACCCGTGATGGCCGGTGCGACAGACGCAGTGATCTTTGTGGCAACACCTCCAATCGCCTCACTCAGCCTACCCCATGAATCGTTCATGTCAGCAATCGCTTTCGCATTAGCGCCAGAAATAGTGCCACCGAGTTTGTCCAACTCTGATGATAGCTTGCTGACACCTTTGGCCCCGTTCTCCATCGTCTGTAAGAGCGCTACACCCTCACTATCGAACAATTTCATCGCCAGGCGAACCTTGTCCGACTGATTGCCGACTTTTGAGAGTGCTTCAGCTAAAACTGAAAATTGATCGTCCAGTTTCATCCCTGCTAACTTGCGAGCATCAATCCCCAACTCACGCAACGCACCTTGAGCCTCGCCAGCACCGTGAGATGCCTCTGCGATTCTTCGGGTCATACGCTGCAATCCCATCGTCATGGTGTTGAAACTGACACCGGAAATCTTCGCAACGTAACCGAGTTTTGAGAGTGCTTCAGTGGTCGTACCGAGCCGCACACTGAGTTTGTGCATCTTATCGACAGACTGAGCAATGTTCTTGCCGACTAACCCACCGATGGCAGCACCGACACCAGCCATTTGTGTTCTGATGCCACCGAATGAACGATTAAGACGGCCCATTTTACTTTCAACGCTCTTAAAAGCAGTCCGGGTATTGTCTTTCGCGTTGATGTGTAACTTGATGTCCTTACTTGCCATCGTCCTTACTCGCTTTGTGTTTTATATATATCCCCCACCCATAGAACTCGCGTAGGTTCATCTGCATAATCTCAGCGACCGTTTTGTGTAGATGCTCTGCAAGTTGGAATGCGAACATCACCTCTGGGTCGCTAATCAGTTTTTTTCAAGTTCCTCCACTGTAGGCTCATCTCGTCCAATTTCGGTAGCAATCCTTTCAAGGACCTCGCAATTAACTTCCTTGGTAAGTTCGTCAATTTGAACCTTGCGGAAAACCGGCTTGCCATCCTCATCCCACATATTATAGACAATGGTCAGCGCATAACTTTTGGCCTTTTGACCGCTTTCAGCAAGTTCGGTAATTTCGCATTTCTGCTGCAAAGTCATGGTCGGTCTTATGTAGAATGTGGTTTCCCATTCTTCGACATAAAACGACCTCGGTTTCTGAGTAAGCACCTTGCGCTGATGCGCTTTCGCTCGCTCCATTACACTGAGGCCTGACGTTTTATCCGTCATCTATGTAACCGTCAAAGTCTGCAAATCATCACGACCCTGGAATGAAAACGATGCCTCGATGTTGCCATCAAATGTCGCATTCCGTGACTTCGTTGTGACCAGTGCTGGACCTTTGTAATAAGTATCGCCTGTTGATGTTCCTGCTGGGTATAACTCCAGTTCAACATTACCATCCATAACTGTCTGACCTGTTGTGTCAGTTGGGTCCCACCAGCATTCAAATGATCCGGTCCATGCTTTGAATCCCGTCTTATAACTGCGCGTTGTCGCGCCCATTGCGGTATCCTCAACAGTCTCCTGTTCTTCGTCAATCGACCATGACCGAACCTCGGCAACAGCAACCACTGTTCCACCGGCATCGGCTGCTTTCACTATTCCATCGCGCCCACTATATGTAGCCATTTCTATCTCCTAAATCGCCACATCTGGCGTTTGCATTTTCGTAAAATAAGTAATCAGAAAGGTCATCGTGACCACCCCGATTGGTACTTCACCATCACCGGTGAAGTTGATTTCTGTTCCAGCTAAATTGCAGTCACGGGTCAAGCCTCCTAGAGTTCGATCAGTAGCCAGTGCAGATTCAACCTCTGCCGACAGTTGATCCAGTTGGTTATCAATGGTCGCTGATGACTTAATGTAGCCTTCAACAATTAGTGATAAAGATCGGCCGAGCGTATCGCCCATCCCGTCCGTTTCTGAATCTTCGGTAGTGGTATAAACCAACAGTGCTGGCATTTCATCATCTTTCAACGGATAGATTCTCGACTTGAACACTCTCGTTCCTGCCGTCAATAAACCTGTCACCGCATCACCGGCTGCATCTCTGATCTGGTGGCGAATATGATTAGGCATCTTGCAACTCCAAAACCAGTTCAACCATTCCAGTGCCATCCGGCCTGACTGTCACAACATTGTATTTCTGACTGCTAATCGTGAACTTATCACCGTGACCTGTGCCAACGATGTCGCTCGCTTTCGCAACCAGCAAAGACTGCCGACCCTCCACCCCAACTGTTCCAGAATCAATTTCAAAATACTCGTTCTGGAAGATCACATTGATTGACCGCTCTGACAATCCTGACGGAGTGTAACTAGCAGCAATCGCGTGTTCAGTTGTCGCAAAGAACTGATCTAAATCTTCGTCAAACATTCTTCGACTTCTTCCGGGTCGAGCGTTTCTTCACAATCTCACCATCACGACTCTCAGGTGCAGACGATGCCGTTGCCGGAACCGCTTTGCCCATGCGAATCAATGTCAGTGCATCTTCTTCGGATAACTCAACCGTTTGCCCGGATTTAAGATCAAACCCACCGGCAGCCGTATTGCGTGTTATTGTTACTTTAGCCATATCGCTCCCTCCAATCAGAACCCCAGGCACAAGGCCCAGGGCATGATTGGTGCTGATGATGGTTATGCACCTTTAGCGAACGATTCAGCGTGTCTTACGCCAACATCCACTGCAAGATGAATACCCAATGTCAGAATACCGGTACTTGCGCTGCGCTCAGTTAGTACTTCTATCGCACCGAATTGACCGATGATTAGGTCTGACCAGTTACCGAATATGATGGTGCTGGCAGGACAGTTGGTAGTTGTTGCCACTCGGTAGCCGTTCATCTCATTAGACTCAATGACGAATCGACCAGAACCTGCATCTTTAGCAGTCTGCTTCAAAGCACCTGCCATTGATGGAGTAGTCACATAAGCGAGCGACCCGGTTAGTGCATTGTCTTGTGAAATTTGAGTTTCAATATCAACAATCTCCCCGAAAGTCGGAGCAGCCGCACTTGCCAAGGTCACAGAACCGATACCAGTGGCTTGTAATACGCCAGAGGGTTCGTTAGCACCACCACCGTTAAGGGCAGCAGTATCCAGAGCATTGGCAACACCGTTGGTGATGTCCTGGCGAATGATATTCTCAACACTTGGATCAGATTGAATCATCAAATTCCGTGTTATATCAACGTAAGCTGCTACGTTCTTCGGTGTGAGCGTCACTTGTCTGAAAGTTGGAGCGCCTTCTGTCGGTGCTGCACCCTCTGCGACCCAATACACATTTGTCTTAGCATTTAGTGCCGGAATTGCCACATTGCCCTGTAGGTTGCTCATCACTCTAGCACCCAATTGGCTGGTCACCATATTGGCGCGAAGTGCGTCAATGAATGAACTGCCCATGTGGTCAGTGCCAACAATGTTGCCTGAATTGCTTGCTGCAAGATCACGACTCCATGCCATGTCAACGGGTAAGTAAAAACCACCGTTTGATTGACCGACTCGTTGAGCAATCGTATCGCTCACTTCACGTTCAAGACCAGCGCCTGTCCAATCGCCAGAGGCTTGTGCTTGAATGGCTCGCATTAATGAATACTGCTCACGCTCTGTGCGTGACATATCAACCGAGCGAACTGGTGCGTCCGGCATTACTGTCGGCTGACGTTTCATTTCGTCCTTTGTGCGGTCAAGTGCAACCTTGTTAAAATCATCAATCGGCATTCCATCCTCGATGGCCTTATCTGCGAGTTCACGCAAATACCCTGCATCTTTAGCCATTGCGTTGATGGTACTTACGCGCGTTTTTTCCTCAGTGAGTGCGGCAGTTCTTGCCTCGTTCTTCACTGCATCAATATCTATTGTTTGTTCAGTCATAACAGTTCCCTGTGTGTTGTGTATTTGTGTTTCGTGATCGCCAACCAAGTCTCGCCCAATCCCAACAGAAGTGTCTGCCGGTACTGATACGATGGATACCTCATGAGGCTGCCAATCGGTTGCTCGATAAATCTCAGCATCCTTTTCACCCTCCACGTTCATTTCGTGAATGCGGTAGCCAACAGAAATGTTGGTACGGATGCCGTCAATTACGTCTTGCCAGATTTCTTCGGCTCGACTACTTTTGGAAAATCGAACAACGGCTGCGCCTCGTCCATTTTCTATCGTTGCGTTTTCTACGCGACCAATTTGGTCAGTCAAATCGTGATCTAATAGCAGCGGTGCGCCCCCGTTCATCCGGTCCAGTCGAACACTGCCCGGCTGGTGGTCTAAGACCTCCTGGCCGAACCATCTTTCCACTGGTTCTTCGGATGAAAAAGATAAGCGAACAGTTCTGCTATCAGCATCAATCGCTGATCTGTCCAAATCAAATATTCTGTTTAAGTCACCTGTTTTAATCTTCGTCATCAGGCGTGTCCTCCTTTTCGGTAATCGGTTGTAGTCCATACTGAGCGGCCAGTTCTTTCTCTTTCTGCAACTGGTCGTACACATCTTCCAAATCACGGCCCTGAGTCGCTGCAATGTCGGTGAGTGATGTAATGCCCATCTGATAAGCTAACTGATGGGCCTGCATATCCTTAACTGGATCGACCCATGTCCACCCTCTAGGCTGCCAGTTCACATTCGTAAGTCGCTTGAAATCGGTTGCGGCATAACCAAGATTCGTGATATTTGCCGATAGCCATGCTTCAAACACTCTGCGGTGCAGATGTTCAACAAAGAACGACTGCTGTTGTCTCCACCGGTCACGTTCTTCAATCGTGCCGGAGCGAATAGAGGAAAAGTTAACCTGTGTTAAATCACCGGATAAGGCGT